AGCTTTGCTGTATCAAGAAGCTGATCAACTGTTACTGAACCGTATGTTGGGTTATAAGTAATCTGAAGACCATTGTTTGTATATCCAACGTTTCTGTAATAGAAATTGCCAGATGTGACAGCGTTCAATGAAGTTGTGTAAGATGTTCCTGTAACGTAAGCAGCTGCTGATGAGCTACCTGGTTCAGCATTATCTACATAGTTAACTGTATCTGTTGAGTCGGTATTTGAAATAAATAGTGGTGATGCACCAACTAGAATATTTTTAGCATTACCTGTGTTTTGTGCCATGTGGTTTAAACCTCCTGTTTAAATAATAATATTAAATTGTAAAACAAAAATTTGGCTGGCTAGGCCCTTTCCTCTATATCCAATTTTAGGCTATAATACGCCCAAAGGCAAATCAAGCAAAGCGTCCTACTCCGTCTGTGATTCTAGAGAATTTGACGTCCAATATAACATCTGTTGACAGGAAGCCCTGCAATTCTTCTGATGGGGTGGTTGCAGATATGTCTGCTAAATAGATACTGTGGAATTTAAATTTATCTGATAGATCCGCCCATCTATTTATATCACGGGCAGATTCGTCCATTCTTCTAAATAGGTCGGTCATAAAGTTTCTAATTTCATTGATCTCTGATACATCTGTTGAATAGATGGTAAATAGGAACTGCTCATTGCATATTAACCAATTGGTGTCATATCCTGCGCTGATCTTATCATAGACTATATGCTTTTTGCCGCTAAGGAATTGGCTTAATTCTGCTTGCTGTTGAATTGGGATAATTGGGATAATTGTAGACATAAGGTTATCGCTGTAATAATCTGTCTCATCGAATATGCCTATTGTATTTAATTCCTCCCATAAATATTTTCTTAGTTCTAGCAGGGCGTCTAGCTTGTAATTTACTGTCATAGTAATGCTCCTCCAAATGATTCTTTTAAGGCCGCATCAGCTTGTGTTCTAATTGTGTTTGGCGAAAAAGAATATTGAACTTTTTTAATTCCTGGTGGAACCATTAAGGCCCTGTTCATACTAGAATTAAATATATTTTGAAATCCAGATCTTCTAATAGATTCATTAACTAATTGTCCTGTAAAGAATTGTGCATAGGCAATCCTGAACTGTCCTGTAGCCTTGCCTCCTCCAGGCTTTGAAACGGTCACAGAGGCTCCTTTAGGCATGAAGACTGTATAACCATTGACTTCGAATACAAGCCTCTCAGCGGCCCTTGGAGAGATTTTAACGGGTATACCATTCTCCATAATAAATGCTTTATTAGCAAACTTGTACATTCTTTTACTTTTTCCAGGAGGAACATTTGTTTTAGACTGAATAAAATCATAAGTAATGCTGAATCCTAATCCCATATTACTAACTGGTTTTAGTTTAAATAATCTACCGCCTCTATCTCCAGACTTTCCCCATTCATAAACATGGTGTAAAGCCTTTGGCTTTGTTCTGGCTTGAGCGTCTATATAATTTCCAAAATCTAATTCAATTTGATTATATATAACTTTTCTAAACTTTTCTTGAAATGCTGTATTTGATGAAAGCTGAGCTACTACATGTGCCTTATAATAAATTGCAGCTGATATTTGTGCAACTGTGGTGTCACGGATATTGGTATTTTGTGCAGTGCTTTTAACCATTAGTCTTTCAAGACCACTGGCTGCCGTCATTAATAAAGCACTAGAGTCCAATTATCTGATTCTCCGATCTTTTCATTGTTGAGTTGTATGCAAGAACTTTTCCAAATGGATCGGTTAGTGGTGTGGTTCCAACTACTTCAAATACGGTTGGGGTCTCTGTTGGGAAATCAATTTCAGCCCAAATAACAATACCATCTGAATTACAGATATTAGTTACCTTTTCACGAGAGGTTAACCTGTCAGATGTTCTAACTTCAATTATCTGATCGTTTCTATATCTATTATCGAATACCTGCCTGTCGCCATTTCTAGAAGTAGCAGAATTACTAATTACTCCTTTGGCGTGGCAGGGAACAGTTTTATAGTATGTCCACTCTTTTTTAATAGCACCAGTATCTGGATCTTGAGTGTCTAGCTGTCTGTATACATCCATTCTCATGGAGAAAACGGCTTCGACTAATTGATACATTTTATATAACTACCATCTGAGTAAGCACATAGGTATCAAGCAAATGATCAACATAAGCATTACCCGTCCCACTAAATGTATCTCCATTATATTCAAAGGTCCAGTCGAATGTTTGTATATTCTTAATATACTTATTGCGCCATTCTTTGTCATTAGAGAAGTAGTCTTTCATAAGCTCAATACAAGCTAGTTCAATATCATCAGGAACAGTTGCCCATCCATATCTTCCTTGTACACGATACACATTGTTTTTTACAAAAACACCAGTCATATCATTAATTGTTGGAGGAACCATTCCGTTTGCAGTGTAAACAGTATTATCTATCATTGCTGCTTTATTTATTCTTATACCAAATCCAGTTTCAGAAACTTGAACAGTATAGTTCCAATTATCAATATCATTTATTGTATCTAATAATAATATGTCATTTTCATATAATTCATGTAAAGAATCTAATTTGTACGGGAGAGGAAGAACATCTGTTCCAGCTCCATAAACTGTATGCAGGTCATCATATAAATTAAACTGTTGACCAGTATAGTTTTCAATTACTTTTCTGGCCCAGCGCTCTGCAGCACAAAGCTCTGCGTATGTTTTAAAATTTGGATCAGACTGATCTGAACTAATTCCTAAAGCATCCATTGCTTGAGAAATATCTGCATACGGCTGGGTTACAAAAACATTGTGTGTTTTAGTTACTGGGGTGGCTTCAACATTATATTTCCAAATTAACTTAAGCTGTCTTTTTCTATTTGTAAGAGTTAAAGGCAAATATAAGTTATAGGTTCCTGGATCATTTTCTGATTTCTCAGCATTGATTCTGGTTATATATGTTTCTGGATCAATTGCAGGAGATACTACTGGATCTTCTGTCACATCATATATCTCTACTTGTGGTAAAGAGTCTGCGTCAGTTAATGAACCCTTCCAAAAAACTTTATGATTAATTGGTGAGTTTGATCCTATTAATATTTCCATTTAATTAGGTTTAGTTGTAGAATTCCTGTGCTTCTCTAGGAGTTGCTAAACGAAAACCTTCCTCCACATCAAAGATTTTTTGAGCATCTTCTTCTTTCATTGCAACAAATGGATGGTCCTTTGTAAAGGTATATCCCATGATATCGTAGCGAAAGTTAGCTCTTGTCATTCTAACTAGTACATTGTCCTTTGACTGAGTTTTATCAATCTTTGGCAATACTTCTTCACTCATTTCCGCCTCTTCTTCTTTTACATCTAATGTTTTCGCATATATTGCGAATGTTACGCCCTCTTCGGATAGAGCGGCAATAATGTCTGCTTTGTTCTTTAGACCTTCTGTATCAACTGCAAAGTCCTCTGCAATTTTCTTAAGTTCTGCAACCTTCATGGTTTCAAACGTCATGTATTTCTCCTTAGTCTAGGTGTTTCAATTATAGCATTAGACCCATTATTTGGAAAGGGATTTAGTAGGTAACTTAATGGCATGTTCTATATCCCAACCAAGCTGCTCGACACGCTGCCATAGCATTTTATACGAAGGCTTGCAGCGTTTATCTTTAGACCATTCAAACAGAGTCTTTGACTCACCGAAAGCTTTATAAAATTTTGAGTCTTTTTTTGGCTTATAAGCTCTTCCACCTTCGCCAGATTTTATAGAAATAGCGTCTTCTGAATGCCATCCCAATCTAAGCCTTTTCTGAAGAGTAGCATATTCAACCTTACATCTTTTATCATCTACCCACTGACTTAATGTCTTTTCTTCACCAAAAGCTGAGAGATATGTATTATTTGATTTATTATTGTTATTTTCTTTTCTTGTAACAAACCGACAGTTGGATGGTTTATAATCACCATCATTATCTATCCTGTCTAAAAAAAGATTTGTCTGTATTCCATTACTTACACACCAATTATAAAATTTATTAAAATCATGCCATTCTTTACAAACTTTAATTCCTCTTCCGCCATAGTCTTTATACTGAGGATAATCTGAATCTTCGCATCGTGATAACATTTTTACCCAACGAGACCTTAATCTGTATCTTTCCATATTTACTCCTAAAATGAATAATGGGCCTAGTTGCCTAGACCCATTATATCATAAAGCCGATGCTAAAGTTAGCTTGCGACTTTTACATTCTTGACTACCACCCAGGCATCTGCCTGTTCGATCTGAACGCCAACACGAGTATACATTGTGTACTCAATTGAGTCCTTACGTGGCCAGAAGAAACGGTACACTGTGACGTCACGCTTGATACCAACAACAACGTTGTTTGGGAATGTCAAGTGGATATCTCCATGTGAGCCTGTTGCTCCTGAGTAGTCACCAGTCTGTGTTTCAGGAAGAAGTGGAACTTCAACGATTGGAATACCAAATGCGTATGGAGCTACATATCCTGCTGGACCTGAGAGTGGCTGAACATCTCCACGGATGATGCTTGAAGCGATATCCTGTGGGATTGTCTGGTTTGTTCCAATGCTGTTAGCATATAGGAAGTCCTGAATAAGGTTTGATCCCGCAAGGAAGCGAAGGTCTGTACGACGCTGCTTGTACTTACGTGGAAGTGCCTTAAGTGCTGAGTTGAATACTGCACGTGAAACTGCAGCACCAGCTGCATCTACTACGTGACCGTATGTCTTAGACTTCTTTACGACACCGTTAAATGCCTTGTAAAGTGGGTCAGATGTTAATGCAGTGTTTCCGTTAAGGAGAACATCTTCAATATCATTTCCTGCCTGTGTTGCTAACATACGTGCAATATGATCTTCGAGATCAGCACCTTCAATGTTGTCTTCTAGAGACTCAGTTGAAAGCTCCCAATCCAAGCGAAGCTTCTTTGTTGTGAGAGAAATCTTTGAGAAAGTAACGGCTGAATTTGATGATGTGTCATCTCCTTCTGTAGCAAGCTTCATAAGCTTCTCGCCTACTCCAATACGATCAATCTCGGTTGTGTCTGCCTTCATACGTACTGTACGTGCGACCTTACCAATTACGGTTGCGTCGAACATATAGTCAAGGAATCGTGCTGACTGTTCTGGGTTTAGCAAACCACCGTTACCTGCTTCAGCAGCGATGTGGATTCCACCCGCTGATGTATTAGAAGCAAAAGTACCAGTAGCTGTAGTTCCAGCTGCAATATCTTTTAATAGTTCATTGCTCAGTATATTTTT